ATTTTTGCTATGGGTGCGTAACCAAAAGACCAACCTTTTGCAGGGCGGCAGGGGCGAATACCTTGGTCGTAATCGTCCAAAATTTTCCAAGGCCCAGGGGTGTAGCTCATGCTTCCCTCTCTTTCAGCATGGCGTCGGCAAAGCAAAAGGACATGAAGCTAATGTTGCTAGCTATGTCTCCATACACCAGTTGATTCTTACCTCGACTAGCTATGATTCCCTGCATCGCCTTAGCCGCAAAGTAGTCGCGCATTGAAAGCCCAGGCTGGTACAGATCACCATTTTGGTCTGTTGAAACCTGCGGGAACGCTGGCCCACCTGTGTTTGTATCGTTCATGCTGCTTTCTCCTGTTTTGCACGTTCGACCCGTGCCTTTTTTGCTTGGATCACTTTGGCCTGGAGTGCTTGATTGCCCTCGCAAGCTGCCAGTGCGTCTTTGTAAACTGTTGCCAGCTCGTCGCTGGTACTGGTGGCCTGAATCGCTGAAAGGTAATCAGTGATGTCGGGAGTGGGCGCTGATGGCTTGCGGCTGGCAGCGTTTCCGTCATCGTCTTCAGGGGCTATCCCACAAGCCGCCATTAGGCTGTAACGCCTTGCGTAGGTAAGGGCTGACCCATAACCCTGCGGGTCTTGTTTAGAGGCAGGGACGTGCAGCTTGCCGCTAGACAGGCTTTCACCTGATTCGTGCAGAAATAGCGTTTCCACAATTACGCCATCAGAAGACTCTGCGGTTTGCTGCATCAAATAGATGCCATTTGCATTCAATGCATCCACCACAGCTTCCACTACGGCAGACAGGTCTGCGTAACGGCTTTTGAAATGCGGGTTGGTCGAAGTCTTGAGGGCTGGCCCAAACTGATTTTGGGCTTTCACTAACGCTGTTGCAATTTGTTTCATATTCTTCCTGTCGTTGTACGGTTTCGTAAAATTGTTGATGGCTCATTTGGTTTCAAGCAATTGCTCGAGGTCGTTAATTTCCTGCTTAATGCTTTCAAGCAAGTAGATGTACTCGCGCAGCTTTGATTCCAGCATTCCGTTATGAAACGCTAGTCTGTCCACGGATGGCTCACCTGCATACATCCTGTCGGCAGTTGCTGCCAAATTTGCGATAACTTGATTAGCAGTCATTTATGGCCTCCACAGGAAAAGGTCGAGGGCAACGATTGCCAGGGCAACCAAGGTCAAGCAGGTAATGATGCGATCAACCTTGCGCTTTTTCTGATTTGGGAAAGGGCCTTGAATTTCAAACATGCTATCTCCTAAAAAGTAGGGGCCGAAGCCCCGTGGGTTTATTCTGTGCAGTTTTTGCAAGTGCAGGGGATAACGTCAGTTTTAACAGCTTGACGGAGTTCTTTCATGGTGTCGTAACCACAAACATGAACAAGGTCATCACTAAACCGAAACCCTCTAGGCAAGTTAAGGATGTAACTACCAGGCTCATCGGCATCTACATCTCTTGCTACGTTAAGTTTGTATTTGGTCATCTTGCTTACTCCTAAAAAGACCCCGAGAAGTTCAGGGCATGGGTGAATTATAAGCCAGCTTTACGGTTTTGCAAGACTTTTTTATTAGGACAAACCCTAATTGTCTCTTTTTTGTAAATCCAGCTTACAATAGCAGAATGGAAAAAGAAAAAGCAATACAACTGGCTGGGGGCGTTACGGCGCTTGCGGCTTTGCTAGGCATCAAACGTGCTGCTGTGTACCAATGGGGCAACAATGTCCCACAAGCAAGGGTTTGGCAGTTAAAGACTTTGAAGCCTGAATGGTTCTAGGCTATGATTAGAAGTATGACGCTTGGCGGCGTTTTTGTAGTAGGGTTACACATGCTGTCTGCTGGTACTACACCAGTCCGCCAACATCCGTAAGGGTGAGACAGCAGGTGTAGCCCTTTTTTTATGGGGCTAAAAATGGCAATTTACTTGTATGCTGAGATGGAGACAGAAGTTCAGGGTACTGGGGACGGATTAATATCAATTACTCAAACAGACTCAAACGGTGAAAAAACACAAATTTGGTTAACAGTTCATCAGTTTGAGACAATTTTTAATCACGAAAAACGCATAGTGCGCGAAGCATTTGGCACAGAATGAAACGCCCATCGTTTCAATTTTACCCGTCTGATTGGCTACGGGACACAGCGCTTAGATCGTGTTCCATAGGCGCTAGAGGCTTATGGATTGACATGATTTGTTACATGCACGAAGGTAATCCTTATGGGCACTTGAAGGTTGGCAATAAGGTTATCCTTGCACCCAACCTTGCGTCTATGGTTGGGTCAACCTTAGAAGTTGTTGAAGGTTGGCTTGATGAGCTTTTTCAAGCTGGCGTTTTTCAGTACGCAGAAGACAGCGCCATATTTTCCAAACGGATGATTAGAGACGAAAACCTACGCCAATTAAGGGCCGCAGGAGGAATTAAGGGTGGAAATCCCAATCTAAAGGATAACCACAAGGTTAACCTTCAACCTAACCTTAAAGATGAAACCAAGGTTAAGCAAAAACCAACCCCTTCATCTTCATCTTCATCTTCATCTTCAATAAACACCCCCCTACCCCCCAAGGGGGAGTTGTTTGAGGTTTTTTGGAAAGCCTACCCAAAGAAGGTCGGCAAGGATGCAGCCTACAAAGCATTCACAAAGCGCAAGCCTGATGAGCAATTGACCCAAACCATGATTGCGGCGGTGCGTAAACAGACCGCTACCGAGCAATGGAAAAAAGACAACGGGCAATTTATTCCCCATGCGAGCACTTGGCTTAACGAAGGCCGCTGGCAGGACAGCACCGAAATCGGCGCAGAACAGGATTGGCGCACCACCCGCAAGGGCGTGGAAGACATGGCTGAGAGGCTAGGGCTAGGCAGATGGAATCAGATGTGCCAGTTTGACCAATACAGAAATTCCGTAGTGACAGCAGCAACACAAAGGGGGATGACATGAAAGTTTTAACGCCTGAAGAAATTTCAGAACTGCAATGCACGGCTTTTGAATGCCCGAATCGTTGGTCTGTGGACATAGGCAGAAAATTGTGCAGCGCACACGCATGGGCAGAACCGCACGAATGGGCGAAAATTACCCAAGGGCTGTACTCTGCCTCCATCTCACGAATTAAACCTTACCAAGAGCCGATTAAGCCCTTTACTGAGCAAGAAAAAAGAGAGGCAATCCAGCGCATCCACAACTTGCCGCCAGTTGACCCCAAGGCATGGGCTTACAAGCTAAAAGCCCGTGAGGATAGTGGAGAGCATTTGAGCCTAGTTCAGAAAAAAGCATGGCGTGAAGCCTTAAGGGTTGTATGAATTTTTTGCTGGACAACACAACTTCTTGGCAAAAACAAATCCGTGAACAACGAAAACATGAAAACCTTGATTCTGATTTGTTAGGCAACTGGTGGGAGCAAATTGATGTTGACATTAAAAAATCAGAAGTTAAGGAGGTTCCTTATAAAGTTGCTGAAAAAATCATTCTTGATTACGAATGGTTAGGATGTATGCCAGCAGTTGTATGGAACACCTACGGCATTTTTTTTGATGGTTTTTGTGCTGGCGTTGTTTGTTACGGGCCTGAGTACTCTGAAAACCTTGGAAAAATTACACGGGAAAAAGGTTTAGCAGGTGCAGATTGGAGCAAATACGGATTTGAAGGCAAGATGATTTTGTTAAGCCGTGGAGCTTGCGTTCATTGGGCGCACCCACACAGCGCAAGCAAACTTATACGTCAAAGCATGAAGTTGCTCCCTGAAAAATATGAGGTTGTTACTTCAACTGTTGATGAATCTGCGGGTGAAATTGGAACAATTTATCAAGCCTGCGGCTTTCATTACGTTGGTTCTATGCGTGACGGTAATCCAAATGTTAAAAGCAGAAAACTTGACCGTGATGGCTGGCTTATCAATGGCAAGATATGGACATCAAGAAGCATAAGAGCTGTTTGTGGCAACACCCAGCTTGAGAACATAAAAAATCATTTTCCAAATGTTGAAAAAATAAAACAACACAGTAAAGGCAGGTACTTTGCTTTTCGTGGCAACAAATACGCCCAAAAAGATCATTTAAAAGCAATAGCGCACCTTGTTAAGCCATATCCCAAAAGAAAAGAATGAACTACTACCAAGCTCATGCCATCCTTGATCGGGTAAAAGATGGTACAAATTATCCCCCACAAATCGTACTGAAAGCATTGGAGATGACAGGTGACGCAAGAAGAGATGAATTTTATGAAGGATTGCGAAGCGAGAGAATGGATTCGGAGATTTCAGGAAAAGGGCAGCCAAGCCCGAAGCTGGTGGCAGAAAACATCATCAGAAATAGCAAGGTTGCGTGGGGAATCAGCCCTGCAAGACCTGCGGGAACGCATGAACAGGGTCAGGCATGAGGGCGGCAAGAGTTGATGCCAATCACGTCCAGGTGGTTGAGGCGCTACGTGCCGTTGGCGCCACGGTTCAATCCTTGGCGGGTGTTGGTAAAGGCGTCCCTGATTTGTTGGTGGGACATCAAGGTCACACGTTGCTTATGGAAGTTAAAGACGGTCACAAATCGCCGTCTAAACGCCAACTTACGGAAGATCAACTTAAGTGGCACGGCGAATGGCGCGGCGGCACATTGGCGGTGGTGGACGGGCCTGAAGCGGCTTTAAGAGCATTAGGGGTGATTAAATGAATCCTGAACAATCAGCGCAAAGCATCCGTGAAAAAGCCCCTGCTTACGGCGCAGCTAAAGCACAAAGGGTGTATTTGGAAGAATTCCGTAAATCCAAAAAAGCCCTGCTAATGAAAGAATCTTTATCAATGGGCTATGAAGCCGCCAACGCGCAGGAACGTGAAGCCTATGCCGACCCAAGTTATCAACAGCTTCTTAAAGGCTTGGCTGCGGCTATTGAACAAGAGGAAACCTTAAGATGGGAGTTAGAAAGCTACAGGCTTGATATTGAGATTTGGCGGTCACGCGAGGCTACAAACCGCAATCAAGACAGATCGCATCAATGATTCCCAAGCACCAATACGTGCGAAGCCGAAAGCTGCTAAAGCTAGTATCTGAACTGCCCTGCCAGCATTGCGGCGCAGAACACATGGTTCAGGCGGCGCATAGCAATTGGGGCGGCGGCAAAGGCAGGGGCATTAAAGCTGACGACAACCTAGTAGCGGCGCTATGCCTAAACTGCCACTATGAAATAGACCAAGGCAAGAATCTAAGCAAGCTAGACCGACAAATATTGTGGAACAATGCCCATCGCGCCACGGTTTTTTTACTATGCAAACGTGGGTTGTGGCCATCAGATGTGCCATTACCTAGCTAAAATGAACTCGCTGACAAAATGCAGTTGCCAGCTTTTGGGGGCTGATGCTCCCATTTTTTTGAGGATACCATGCTAAAAATTGTGCAAAAGTCTGTGGATAAGTTGATACCTTATATCAACAACAGCCGCACCCACTCTGATGAGCAAATAGCCCAGATTGCCTCAAGCATCAAAGAATTCGGCTGGACTAACCCTATTCTTGTTGATGGGGAGAACGGCATCATTGCAGGCCACGGTCGATTGATGGCGGCAAGGAAGCTAGGATATACCGAAGTTCCGACCATCGAGCTAAAAGACCTGACAGAGACCCAGCGCAAGGCATACATCATTGCTGACAATAAATTGGCACTCAGCGCAGGCTGGGACAATGAAATGCTGCGGCTTGAATTGGCTGAAATTGGTGATTTGGGTTTTGATTTGGAATTGACTGGATTTTCTGCGGAAGAAATAACAGAGCTTCAATTCGACGACGATGCAGAAGCCGAAATGCCAG